TGGTTTTGGTGGAGGAATTATATAATCTTTTGTATTAACTTTCAACGGTTGTGATGGTTTCATACAAAACGCGAGTAAACATAACAAAATTATAAGTATTGCTGTGAACCTGTAGTCCATAACAACCCCCAATCATTATTGCTTCTTTGGTGTAAAAAGAGATTTGATTTTGTTCCAAATCTTATTAAAAGCTTTTTTAATTTTATTAATCATTTTTCTTTTCCTCCATCTCGTAAAAGAAATTGTCAGTATCCTCTGTTCGCCACTTTTGTGTATCTTCTACGTTCCAGTAATTAGTCTGTACCTTCCAATCAGGTATTTGGTCTTTTACCGTAAATGATGGTATGTCCCAAATTAATCTGTTGTTAGGTTGTGCTGCATAGTTGCCATCATTTAATGCCAACACATGAGCGCACTTATGTTCGTGCGGGATCTCAGAATGATCAGTATCTAGTATATTAGGTTCTGGGTGTGCAAAGTCAACAGTAAATAAATAACGTCCATAGTGCCATTTCTTGTCTTTGCCTATATATTTACCAGCTTGTGATTCTAAAATATCCCAAGAAGTAACAGCAGGATAATAACTAAAAGAGTTCCAAAGCTGAAGTTCATCAAGTCTTCGTATGGGTACATCTTCTGGTTTAAAGTTCCTCTGAATAAAAGCTGTAATAGGTAGTCTATAAAAGATTGCACCATTTTCCATAATAGCGTGAAATAGTAAAGCACGACCTGTAATACAGCTAACACCAAAGATAATACAGTCTTCAACTTCTCCATGATGTTTTTTAAGATCATATAAATATTCTCTTCTAATTTGTGCGTACTCTACAGGTATGTTTGCATTTAAATAAGCCATAAATCATTTTATGTTTCCCCAGTTAGCACCTGATTCGTAATCAACTTTATTAGGCACCTCTAAGTTAACAGCTCCTTCCATAATACTTTTTATTTTATCAGCATGAGCTTGAGATTCAACTGATATATCAAGTTCATCATGTACTTGTATATGTGGTGTGATGCCCTCTTTATATAAGTCAACCATTGCTTTCTTTGTCATGTCAGCAGCGGATCCTTGTATTAATCTATTCAAAGCTTTATATGTAAATGCTCTTCTTATTCCTGGTCCGTGTTCCATGAGCGCTGCATCATGTGGTAATGCTTTATGCATCCCAAACATATTCGGTTCCCATAAATGAAACCTGCATAATCTTCCAAGTAAAGTTCTTATCTGACCTCTGTTTTGAGCTCTTTGCATTACATTATCCATTAGTTGTTTTACAAATGGAACTTTTTCATGATACTGTTTAAATAAACCATCAGATGTTTCTTTATCTACACCTAGCTCTGCTTGTAGTTTATTCTTACCCATGCCATAGAATAGACCTAAATTAATTGTTTTAGCTTGTGATCTAGGAATATCAGCCATATCAGCTACAATATTATGAAAATCTGCTTCACCTTCATTATAAGCGTCTAATACGTCCTCTACACCGTACAGATTTTGCAAAGAAGCATAATGCACTACCAACCTTGGTTCTTGTTGAGAATAGTCAAATACACCCCACGTATGGCCCTCCTCTGGTATAAATAATGATCTAATCAGTGGCCCAAGTTCTTTATTACGTGCGGGTATCTGTTGTAGATTAGGATTCGAGTACGAAAATCTACCTGTTACTGTTCCACCATTATCACCACGAAGCTGATTTATTTCAGCATGGATTCTTCCTTTATGTTCATGTTTAATTATGGTATCAATAAATGTTGTATGTGCTTTATTTATTTCTCTAGCCCTTGCAATCTTTTGAACTATCGGATGTGGGTGGTTCTGTAAAAAATTTTTAGTAAATGATGGAGAATTTGTTTTTTCGGTTCGGTCAAATGGTAGGTGAAGTTTTTCAAAAACTTTCGCAATGGAACGTGCAGCCCATATTTGAGTATCTATTGATGTTTCTTTTTTTACTATTTGTAAGCATTCTTTTTCTTCTTTTAGTAATTTGTTCTTTAATTTATATGCTGCTTGAGTATCTACACGAACTCCTAAGAACCGCATATCAACGAGGCAAGGAAAAAGTTCGGTCTCTAATTCGAAGATAGAATTTATATCTTGATTATCTATCTCTCTTTTTAACATTTGCCAAAGTTCTAACGTTATAGCTGCATCTTTTTCTGCATACTGTCCTACATACATTGCAGGTAATTTATACATTTCACCTTTTGCATCTATTCCCCATTCTTTTGCTGCTGCATATAGAGCTGTTTCATCCTTAGCAGAGCCAGTATATTTTTTAGAACAAGTATTTAAATCAAAACGAAACTGATTCTCATCACATAGTGCAGAGGCCATCATCGTATCTACTATTTTACCATTAATATTTAAACCCATGGATCGTAACCAACACACATCGTACATTGCATTATGAAATATTTTTGTAGCGGGTGTTTTTAAAACATCTGTAATCCAGTTTAGAACCATTCTAAAGTCCATATTACCACCACCTTCGTGTGCTATTGGATAATATCCTGACCAACCTTCTACAGCTACAGCGATACCTACAACTTCTCCATTTTTAATAATAGACCCTGAACCCATTTTCATAAGGTCTGGGTCTTTTGTTTCTAAATCGATTGCTATCTCATCTCTGTTTGATAGATCTGGAAACTCCGTTGGTGGCAACCATTCTGTTTGTGGTTTAAATATTGGTTTCTGTATCATCTTTATTTACCTTTTCTATGTTAGTTAATTTTTCTATGTCTTCGTATGGAACCATCGTAATTTTATCTAACCTACCTTCTCTTTGATAAACTTGATAGATACCTTTACCTTTTTGATAACCTTTCTCCTTTAATTTATTTACTACATGATTTAATAACTCTTGTCTATCTACTATTAGCCAATATTTATTTCTTTCAAAAACAATGTAGTCAGCTTTACCTTTTACCCAACCAGGTTCACCTCTAACATTTGTCCCTTCAACCCATGCAATATCATCTTGAAAGTTATTGTCCCACCTGTTTTTCTTTTTCATTCCTTTAACATCAAATCTATAAAGTTTTTGTTTAAAAACTCCTTTGACATCCCAGTGTTCTTTTATATTTTGATAACTATTTGCCCATACTGGATTAGTTAAATTTTTTGCAAACTTTTCTTCTGATATCTTTGCTTGTTTTACATATTCTTCCCAGCTCATGAGTAATCCCTTTCTAATATCATTTCTAAATAATGTATCGCTTTTTGTATATCTTGTTCTTTTCCTTTAGACTGATGCCTGCAAATATATTTTATAGCATTGCCTTCTGCGAATAATAATTTATTTTCATTAATAAATTCTGCGGGTTGAATTTTCATAGAGCGATAGTGTTTGCCGCCAACCTGTTCTTCTAAAGAATTGTATGTCGTTCCTTTAAACATACCTTTGTTTGTCATAGCACCTCCTGCATTGGATAACATTTGTTTTCATCTTTTGGTCTTATAATATGTAAGTGTTCTTTAGTTCTAGTTGCACCAACATAAAATAATCTTGTTTCATCATCTTGGTTTTTGTCGTATGATTTTTTTGTATTGTGCGTAAGATCAGTCAGTAGCACTACATTATCTTCTTCACCACCTTTTGCACTATGTATAGTTGATAGTTTGATCCGTGGTTCTTTGTTCAACATCTCACCATTACGTTTCATACGTCTTATGTAATTAATTCTTTTCTGTCCTGCTTGATCAAACGCTTCATACCAAATCTCTTTTGTTCCAAGTCCATAGTCTTTTTGTAACTGATCCAAACTATACAGACTATTTTTTACTATTGATTTTAATTTATCCTTGTTCCATTTTTCTTTACTAATGTATTTTGAAATACCTTCTATTTGTTTTGAATCCAACATTTGTCCTTTAATTAAATGCTCCCAGTTTAAAGCTGCCTCTTGAATATCTTTTTCATATAACTTTTTAAATCTATTCTCATAGTAAAAACCTTTGTCTCTTATCGTATCTTCTAGTGGGTCTAACATAGACCTAGTTCTAGTTAATACTAACCATTTACCTGATGACATATCTACATCTTCAAAACTATCATATGGTGTAAGTCTTCCTTCATGTTGTTTTGGATTCCAGTTTTTATCTATTCTATTATTGACTCTACCAATAATAGAACTTGCTAACTCATGTATTTTTCTTGGCACTCTTCTTGATTTAGTTAGTGGTAAAGGTTTTCCTTTTTGTGTAATAAAAGAATCTACATCTGCACCAGCCCATCTAAATATTGCTTGATCATCATCACCTGCAATATACGAATCAACTGTTTTATCCCATATTGTCTTGACCATATCCCATTGCATAAGAGATAAGTCTTGTGCTTCATCTACAAATACTACATCAAAGTTTGGTGATTTATCTGACTTAATAAATTTTAAAATCATATCATTGTAATCTATGAGATTGTATTCTTTTTTATATCTATCTAGTTCACTAGCTAAGTGTATTAATGTTTTGTATTCAACATCTTGGTTGTGCTCTTTTAAATTATATTGTCTATCAATACTTATATTTCTTAATTTTGCTAAATGTATGATTCTAAGATAATCACTTTTGGTTGTGAATAATCCTGTCTCTTCTTCATCGTAATCGTTATAATCTAAAAATAAATTTTCTTTTCTACCTAGATCTTCGTAGTGTCTCCGTTGCATAACTTGATTCTTTTTAATACCAAGCATTCTAAACGCTAAAGAGTGTAGTGTTCTGAAGTATGGTAGATCATCTTCAGACAAATTAAACTTATCCATTGCTCTACCTTTTGCTTCGTTAGCTGCTTTCTTTGTAAAAGCAAAATATCCAATACGATCTGGATTAGTTGTTTTTAAATAGTCATCTACCTTTTCTAAGAGAGTGTGAGTTTTACCTGTACCTGGTGGTCCTAATACTATTGTTCTCATGTTAATACGGTGACTCCTCTTTTAGTTTTCTTTGTGTGTGAGTGTTTTCTGGTTTTTCAAAAGCATCTACTACCATAATAGTTGGTCTCTTCTTGCCAATAATAATTCTATCATCTTTACAACTACAGTATTCTTTTAACATCTGTTGAGTGACCTGTGGTTTCTCTGGCCATTTCTTTCTTTGTAGATGTCCGTGATAAAATTTATGAAATATAAATTTGTGTTTGCCTTCTTCTGTATAAACATTTCCATTTAGTATATCTTTCTTTGTAGTCTCTG